GTTGATGCCAATTGTGGCATTGGCAGAACCATCAGTGTTGACGTTGAACTGTGTGCCATTCAATGACAGCGCATTGCCTGCTGTGTACTGTCCTGCTCCAGAGAACTGTGCCCATATAATTTCTGTTGCGCCAACTGTGATTGGACTTGCACTGTTGTTGGTACATACCCAACCTGTATCAGCCAGTACATTACCAGTTTCAACAAATGTAAACGCACCGTACATTTCGGCCGGAATGTCAAAGTCCACAGCACGTGTCAACACGTATGCTGTGCCAGGAGCACCTGCTGTGGTTACAACGTAGATACCGTTGAATGCAGCCGATGCTGTTGAATTGTTAACAAATGCGCCTGTTTCGTTCTTGACCAGCACTCGCTGACCAGCTGCAACTATTTCACCATCAATGGTCAAGTTACCTGCAACATTACCTGTCAGTGTTGCACCAACACCGCTGGTGCCGTTGTTGTATACATAAGCAGGCAGTGTAGCATATGTGCCTACGTGTACAGATGCTTTAAGATCAAGACCCTGTGCCACTGCATCAACATAACTCTTGGTTGCGGCATCTTGTGCCTGTACTGGATCTTTAACACCGTTGATGAAACTGGTGTTGACATTGATGTTGCCTGTTCCATTTGTTACCAAACTAATGCCACTGTTGGCAGATGTAGAAGTGATAGTTACCGAAGGTGCTTCAAATCCAGCATTAGCAATTATAAAGTCACCATTGACATTACCGGTAGCAGAAACAAATCCATTTACATTGACATTGCCAAATGTTCCCAAGCCAGAACCAGTGATGTTGCCAGTTGCACTGATCAATCCACCTGTTAAGATGTTGCCACCAAATACATTTCCTGTTGCACTTGAAATGCCGCCAGTTAATATGTTGCCACCAGTGATGTTGCCAGTGCCGCTGATTGTTCCACCTGACGCAACATTGCCTAGATAGGCCACGCCGGTTGAACTGATTGTTCCGCCTGTGTCTATGTTGCCGCCGGTTATATTTCCACTTACCGATGCACTTGCACCAGTAACTGAGCCACCTGTAGCCAAGTTGCCACCTGTGATTGTGGCAGTAGCACTCACAGTGCCGCCTGTGGCTATGTTGCCACCTGTGATTGTGCTGGTAGCACTTACTGTGCCACCTGTGGCAACATTACCACCTGTGATTGTGCCAGTAGCACTTACAGTACCACCTGTGGCAACATTACCACCTGTGATTGTGCCAGTGGCACTTGCTGTTCCGCCAGTGGCCAAGTTGCCGCCTGTTACTGTGCTGGTAGCACTTACTGTGCCAGCTGTGGCAATATTGCCGCCAGTCACAGTATTTGAAAGTGCAACACCTTCTGCATTTGACGTGATAGTCTGTGTACCAATGTAGATACTGTTACCAGACAAATATAAATCTTTCCACAATGCACCAGCAGCACCTAAGTTATAAGTTGCAGTTGTGGTTGGAACCAAGTTGCTGTTGACTGTTCCAGTGACTGTCAAGATGTTGCCAACTGTTACGTTGGCAACCACTGAAACATTGTTGGCCAATGCTACGGTGACACTACTTACGTTGCCAGTAACTGATGCCACCGCAACGGTGATTTGATTGGTTGTTCCATCAAAGTCAATTGTGTCGCCACCGTTGACTGCTTCGGTGGTTGTGCCGTCAGAGATGGCAAAAGATGAGTTGCCCAATGTGCTTAAAACATATGCTTTGGTGGCAGCATCAGTGTTGGCAACAGGATCAGCAACGTTGCTGATTACCACATTACCAAAACTCACAATAGAATTGGCTGCCACTGTCAAGTTGGCAATGTTGCTTTGGCCAACCACAGTTAATCCAGCAGTTACATTGGCATTTAATACTTTAAGATTGGCATACGCTAAAATGTTGATTGTGGTTGATGTTTCTGCAGTGTCACTGAATGCTGTCACAAAGGTCTGTGCGCTTTCATCCCAGACAAAAGCAATGTTGTTGCCAGTGCCACGTTGGCCAAGGAAACCAATGTCCACTGCTGGAGCACCAGTCTGTGTAGAAGCCAGTAAAATAACCGGATCTTCAATGGTGGTAATGTTGGTGTCAATTGCAGTGGTATTGCCCTGCACTGTCAAGTTGCCTGTGACAGTAAGATTCGATCCATATGTTAAGTTATTTGCAATTTTTCCTGCACTGATTGAAAAATCTTGTAATTTTGTGCTGGCAACAATGGTTGCGTCTGTGATTTGATTATTCTTAATTCTGGTAACAGCCATTTTTAATTCTCCGGGTTTAACTTCAAAATTGCCAACACCATGTCACCAATCTAAATTTACATGTTATTTACCAAAGTCGTGACGAAGCACACTGGGCAGTTTACTTTTCAGTGTGAAATAAATTTACTACGTTGGATGGTTATTAGATGTACGATTATTTACCAATGCGGTAAAAATGCCTAATAATATGCGGTATTTCAGTACAGATCAAGTTGTGATAGTGTTGCCTATGGCCACTTGTTTCCAAGCACCACCTGAGTACACTGCCAAGCAGGGCGATCCGGCTGCACCATTGGACACATAGATCACCTGTCCTGTTGCAACATTGCCTAGGCCACTGGCCTGAGTCACGGTGTATGCAGGCAGTTGTAGACTGTGCCCAGCACTGATGTTCAATATACTGGTGTTGGTCACTTGCGCTACCGTTGTACTGTTTATTTCAAAATTAATGTTGCCACTGACAGTGGTGTTTATCTCTGCATTTCCTGCAGAATTTGTTATGGATGTTACTGTGCTGACAATTGAAATAAATCGTACCTGTATGATGTCTGTGGTTTCTGGCACGTCAGCAAATGTAATCTGATTGGTTGACACTGTGTAAGCAACATTTGGCGTTTGACTAATACCGTTGATTGTGACCAAAATTCCGTCAGCAGAGGCAGTCTGATCAAGAGTATACGTGACACTTGATCCGTCAGGTGTAATGGTTTGATTGGTAATAGTTGCGGGTGTTCCGCCAACACTTTCCCAGTCTGATCCAGTGTATATTTCAGTCTGATTCAAGGCGTTGTTGTATCGCAGTGTACCTTCCACCGCTGGATTGGGACGCTGTGTGGTGTTGCCATAGGGTATTGTTATACCACTGGTTCCTGATATGGTCACAAGTCCGTTGCCTGTTGCAGTCAGTGTGATGTTTCCGTTGGCTAAATTGGTGCTGATTGTGGTATTAGCAAAAGTAATGTTTCCGGTGTCGCCACCTACCCCAAATGGTCCTACATATCTGTAGCCCACAATGAATACCGATTTGCCTGAGATGCCGCTGGCAATCACTGACGGAATTGTGGCACCGTTGAAGTTTAGGACACCAGCTTGATAATCAAAGAACCATGTGTCGTCACTGCCAGAACCAGTTTGAAACAGTCTGGTGCCAGTGGTTTGTGGGGTAGTGGATCCGGTGGTGTCTACAAAAACCACTACCAAATAATTGTCGCCGAACTGAGTGGGTATCCAGTTGGTGAGATTGGTTTTCCAAGTTTGATTGTCTGGCGATGTTAAATCTTCGGTACACTGCACTGTGGGGCTATAGCTGCCGACGCCGTCTTTGTAAACTTCTACTATTGCTGTAGTATTGCTGGGAGGACTAGCAGGAATATCGCCGCTGTCTTTCCACACCAGGTCGCCACGATACAACAGCGGGCTGGCTATGCTTTCGTTAAACGCTTCTTTACTGCCAGATCCAGGCGGAGGTATGGAAGTTTTGGCCACTCCGTAGCCCAGTTTCTTGTACAAGAAATCAAGTTTCTGACTTTCGTTAAATGAAGCAGCCATTACACAGCGTCTCCTATGGACAATGCAGTAATAGTTTGATTAGTGTTCAATGCTATACGAACTAAAATGTTGTTACCTGTGCTGTTGCTTGAATTCTGCGAGCCCAGAGTCATGGTGTAGCTCACGTTGGCAATGGCCGAGTTGAGTGGCACCACATCAGCACCAGTCAGTGCAACACCATTGGTGCCGTTGCCGCCCGATCCAGTATTTGCTCCGGGCACACCAGATCCGTTGTACTGCAATGAACAGTTCAACCAGCCGTTGAGACTGCTTGTTGGGCCCGGAAAACCCGGAGTGGGCGAACTAAACCCACCAGTGTCAATTGTTGTTCCTGGAGCCGCGATGAAAAGGCCTGCAATACCTGTAGTGGTTGTGAGTCTAATATCAAAATTGGCCATTGTGGCTCTACGGAATGCAAAGGTAAAATATTGTAATCCGCTACGTCCGGTGGCAAGATCAGGCCCCACAGGCAAATATCCTGTACTTAAATCAGTCACATAGTGTTTAACTACACCGTACCGGTCAACTGCTTCTTGTGTGCCTGCAATGGTTTGTGATCCGGACCAGACGTTGGCAGTGTAGCTGTTTGTGGCTCCATTGAATGCTGGTGTGTTGGCAGCTGAACCAAATCCAGTTATGCGTAGTCCTGCATCAGTATACACAGATCCCAGTGTGGCACTGACAGCAATGTTGCCTTCACTGATGCCAGTATTGGCCGCAGCATTTACCTGTATCTTGGTTGGCAATTGTACCGTGGTGCTGGTGCCAATCACATTGAATATGTTGGCAGCCACGGTGCTTACACTGTTCACTGCTCCGTTGATCAAGACATTAATATTACCCATGGTATAGTTTGACGCAATACCAATGTTGGCATTGACATTACTACCGGTCAGCATGGTGATTGCGCCATCAATCTGTGCTAGAGTTTTGGTCTGTAAGGCTATAATTGATCCTGAGCCTTCATAATTGGTTCCGGATGCCAGAGTAAACGGAGTTGCACTTCTAAATGTTTGTCCTGTAAAATTGGACATTTCTAAGTTGGCCACTGTGATGGCCGGCGAACCTGTGGCACTGTAATAAGGTATACCGGAAATATATGTATAAGTTCCCGCAGTGGCCTCGGCCATTATGACATTGGCCGTGGTCACAGTTGGCGCTGAATTCAAGTTGTCTTTGACCATGCCCACTGTGTTGGTGTTGCCTGACACTGTGTGCCTAAATTGGAAATCATTGTAGCCTGTGCCCAAACTGGCCAGTGTATTGCTGATGGTTGCTGAAAATACCTTGTAGAACCCTGTGGGCACTGCGGCATTGGCTACATGCAGATCTCGATCAGCTGATATAATCAATGCTCCTGCTGTGCCCACTGTGTTTCCAACTGTGGTAAATGTCACATTGCCGGCGGCTGTGTTGTTGACAAATGCAGTCAATGTTCCTGTGGTTGCAGTGTTGGCATTTTGAACCTGTGTGCCAGTGGCAACTGGTGTTGTAGTAGCTACCCGAGTAACTGATGTGCCATTGGCCACAATATTGCCTCCGGTGTTGTCTGTAGCACCGGCTGCCAACAGCGGACTGGTTCCTTGACTGGCTGTGGTTATAGTCACATTACTAAATCCGCTGAGATTAGTGGGTGCTGTAGGATTAGATAATATTGTGATGTAAGACGTGCGTGTTAATGTGTTACTTTGTGAAAGAGTTCCTGGTGTGCCATTGGCCTGTAATGCCACTGTTTTAGTTCCAGTGGTTGGTGATCCCACAGCACTTTGATATGAATGTGAAATATTGGCAAAAGTTGTTAATCCAATGTTGCTAGTGGTATCGCCCCAGGTCCAATTAAACACATTGCCAGTAAAGGCCACATTGGGTGATGTGTTGTTTTGGAAGTTAAACAGGCTACGATCGCGACTGTTGTAGTCGGTGTACAGATATCCAACCTGTGCATTAGAGGTAAATCCAGTTGCATCAGTCTGTGTGTTGCTGGTGCCTATAAAATTGGCTCGAACTTCTGGTTCAATTGTGATTGTAACATTGCTGGACTGGAACGGGCTGGTACTGAATCCGGTGTACAACCAAAGATTTGCAGTGTAACTCACTGACGTGGCTGCATTTTGTTGTAAAGATGTCAATGCAAACGCATGTGTAATGTTGGCAGCACCAGGATTTCCTGCTAGTCCAGTTTGAATATTGATATTGCTGTTGGCAGTGCTGTCTCCCCATTGAAAGTTATACAGTTGTTGAGCACCAAAACTGGCTGTGTTGCCCGGCGTACCCGGGGTGTCGTTACGGAAACTTACCACTCCACCAGAAGTGGATGCATAGTTAATAGTTGTTGCAATGTTGGCAGTAACCGCAGGGCTTTGCTGTGTGTATACCTCAACGTTGGTGTTGGCTGATGTTACACTGTATGGTGGTGCATTTCCTGCTGTTTGATTTGTGCCAGTTAAATTAATCCCATAGATAGTGTCTACGTTGGCCGAATTAATGTAGGTATGACTGTTGGTGGTAAAACTATTGCCAGGGTTAACAATATTACCATCACCATAGTTGATCGAATAAGATGTGGCAAACTGGCTGGTGTTGGTCAATGTCACACTGCTACCAGTGTCTAACGTTGTTGGACTTGTGGTAAACGATGGTATTGGTAACGGTGTAAACAGAGTGATATAGTCTGTGCGAGTGGTGGAATCAACTGATCCTTTGGCTCCGGCGGCAGCATTGCCAGCGTAGGTACCATTGGCATTCCACGCTGTAAATGTAACTGAGAATTGCCCACCTGATACGTTGCTGTAGGTTTTTGTAGGGTTCTGTGTGGATGCTGTGGTACTATCACCAAAGTCCCATAAAAAATTAGTGGCTGTGCCTACATAGGTGCCAGTGAAGGCCACACTCAGTGGGCTTGGGCCGGATGTTACATTGGCCACAAGATTGGCCTGGCCCACAAAAGTTCCTTTGGCAATGTTTAGTGCTACCTGATTAAGATCATCCACACTATCTGTTACAAAAGTAGCAGTTGTCCAGCCATCGTATGCCACAGTGTTGCCTGCTAGATTACCATCTGTTGGTGTTCCTAACGGAATGGCGTTGCCAATGACCCCAATGTCACTAGCCGATGACCATGTCAAATTGCCAGAACCGTTGGTGCTTAACACGTAATTTGCAGTGCCACCTGAAATTGTGATATTGGCATTTGAGCCCAGTGACAATAGTCCAGAAGCCGCTGATATAGCATTGCCAGACAACGTTACTCCATTGGCAACAAGATTGCCGGTGGCGCTGACAGTGTTGGACGAAAAAAGATTATTGGCAATTGCATTGCCAACGATGTCAAGTGCCTGGGTCGGAGTTGCGTTGTTGACACCAACTCTAGAATTGGTAATGTCAACAAAGACAACCGGAGTGTCGGCTACTGTATCAGAAATTGCCAGATTAGAACCATCTCTTTCGAGAGTGTTCTTTAACATCTGCCCTGCAATTTTACTAATAGCCATTGATTTTTTCCCTTATAGGGTATTTAGTTGATACAATAATCAGGTTGTGCTATGAATCACGTTGATTGGCATGCCCAATGGCGGTGCACTGGTAAATGTAATATCAAATCCGCCATTCACTGTGTAGCTGGTGACTGGTATCTGATACACACTTCCAACAAACACAATGATCTGTTGTGCTGTGGCTTCTTGTATGGACATGGTAAACACTGTGGTAACACCGTTGCCCACAAAATCATCAACTGTGTAAGCAATGGACCCACCAGCAGACACCGACGACCATACAGCACCGTTGTAGAATTCAATCAATCCTATATCAGTGTTGAATCTAAATTGCCCAAAAACAGGTGCGTCTGGACGAGTGGCCGAACTGCCAGCTGGCATAACCACTGACGTACTGCCAGATTCTAGCAATCGATTTTTAACCCAGTTTCCCATGTTAGACCGAGATTGAACTCACTGTCACAGTGACACAATCTGCAACATTTGCCTCAACATCTATTAGATCTCCACTGTCAAGAATAATTTTTTCTTGAGAAATCACATATGTGTCATTGGCAGTTAGTTCTACAGCAGAGTAGACCTGATTGTCAAAGGCAGCACCCACGCTGTCGTCGCTATTAATTACAAACATGTTAAATGATACCGGAGTTGCAGTGGTGTTAGTAATATACATCACAGTAATTGCCTGTTGCCCAACTGCTTCAAAAACTGTTGTTGGGTTTATAGTGGTTAATCTTGTGTTGGTGATTGCCATGGTGTTCCTTAAAATATAATGCCAAATACTATTGCTTTGGTCTTGCTACACAGTTCATCATCAACTGTGTTGCTTCTGACATAAACACCTGTGCCGCCACTACCTTCAGTGTTGTTGTACAGTGCGGCGGAGTTTGCTGTGGCTGCAGGGGTTGCGGCTATGTTTCCCAGCACCACTTGTCCTATAATGTTTACTTTGCTGTTTGCAGAATCAAATGTAAATGCATTGTTACCAGTGAAAACATTGCTTGAATTAAACTGCACAGAGTTAGCAGGTGCACCCGGTGTAGTGCTGGTGTTGCCGGCTGCAATTGTCACGTATGCAGATATTGGTGCACCGTTGGCGGCAACACTGTCGCTAATTTCCCAATCACCTGCTACTGTGTTAAATCGCAAGCCTGCAAAAGTTGTGGTTGTTTTTTGTGCCACTAGGCCCATACTTTGTAGCGCACCGTTGTTGTTGGCAGCCACAGTGATGAACGGATCTGTAACCTTGAGCTCTGTTGAATCAATGTATGTGATGTTGCCAACCACATCTAGATCAGCATTGATGGTCAGCAGTCCAAGACCATCTGCTACCGTGATGGTGTAGTCGCCGCTGGTATTTTTTACTGTAGACATTTAAAGATCCTTTTGATTATTTATCTGCATTACAAAGGTACTCAAATCCGCATGGGTCAAGTTTTTGATCCGGTCCAGCTCAGGCAGTCGTGCTGTGGTGTTTCCGCAAACTCGAATAAATTCGGTATCAGGATGATCTTTGGCCACAGTTGTGAGCTGTTTTACCCAGTTTCCGGTAAAAGTTGGGCGTGAATCCGTGGGCTTGTAAAACTCTGTGCCGGCATACATGTTGTTAAACTGTTTGTGTACATTGGGACCCATGTCAAATCCTATCAAGTAGATCCTACTGTGTCGATCTTTGGCTGCAATGCCCACTGCATTTGGACCAGAACTAAAACCGTAGTACTCTTTGGGCACTGCCACAGCACCCAGGGCAGGAATGGGTTTTCTTGTGTAGAATCGATGTTGGGCAGAATAGCCAGTTTCTTGTATCACAGTGGCAATTGGGCGATCTGTGGCCACGAGAACGTCTGGTGTGAACTCTCTGTAAAGAGCGTTGCACCCATATACTTTTCCCAATGTTTGAATGTGTTCCAGTGGCAGTCCAGACCTGCTGACTCCATTGCCTAACACAAATGCTATAGTCATAAAAAATCCCCACAGTACTTAGTGGGGATTTTTAGGATTACAACAAAATTAGCTTGTGTAGTTTTCCACAATTGCTAGATCTAAAGCGCCGGTTGCCAATTGCTCTGAACCGTTTGTGCCCCAGGTGTCAATTTCAGCGCCAGACTTGGCTGTTGTGCCTTCGTCGCTGAAGAAGTTGTCAACCAATGTTACGTTGTCAACAACTAGAGTTGGATTCCAAACGTCGCCGGTGTTGGCTCCGCCGCCTGCACAACCTCCAGCAAAGTTCTGCAAGAACTTGTTGGTCAACTTGCTGACTGTTGTTTCAGTTGAGTCGTTGCTGAAATAACTGATGCTCATGTTGCCGGCTGTGGGAGTTACATCATTTTGTAACACACACGTGCCAACTTCTTGCGCTGTGCCAGTTGATGCCGGAGGACTTGCAACCACTGGAGTAAAAATAGTACCAATGCCGTAGCCGGCTGGAGCACCCATACTGGCCCATTCAGTGTCACCAACTACAGCAATACGCAAGGCCACACCCACTACTGCATCAGCTGGATCAATTGCTGTGGTGGTTGCAACCATAAACTTGCGTGAACCTTTTTGACGGATAATCAATCCAGGTGTTTGACC